TGATTATGAATGGATCGAGTGTGCCAGATGGTTGACGAAGTATGAATATACTCGTCACCCCGTGGCGCACAACGTTCCTGAGGGCTATGTCTCGAACGAACAGTGGTTGAGGAATCTCGACCTCTGCGAGAGGAAGTATGTAGCTTGTTTAAGCAAAGACCATACTCTCCGCCCTCTGATGGCCAATCTCCACAAAGCAGTGATGGAAATGGTCATCAAAGCTCGATGCAGCGAATACGGGGAGCGACCGCTCCCCTTCAACATTGGCCTCACAAGTGAGCCCGGAACCGGAAAATCCACATGGATTGCGAAAAGTCTAATTCAGACTGCTCTCACCGGTCTCGGTGTGCATGGTGTTGGTGCAACTCTTGAGCAAATCGACAAACAGACCTGCACGGTCAATCAGTCTGATAAGTTCATGAGTACGTACCATCCGCACCGGCACCTTGCTGTGATTCTGGACGAAATGGGATCTCAAAACCCAAAGTATGTTCAGTCTAATGAGATCATGACGAATATCACCTCCCTTCTCGGTGAAGGTGATTTCTACTTGAACTCGGCGGCCCTCAATGACAAAGGTAAAAATCTCTTTCGGCCTTATGTCAATGTGTGCATTTCAAATGAGAGAGACTTTGGGATTCATGATTACATTCAGAACCCCGAAGCGTTCTACCGACGGTTTAGCGTGGCTGCTGAAATTCGTGTTAGGCCCCAATTCATGCGAAAGGGGTATAATGGCGAATGCGTAAGCGGCATTGACTACACCAAGCTCGGTCCAGACCGCACTGAAGCTGTGGAGTTCAAGTTTCTTCAGGGCACTCCTACGGGATTTCGTCCTATCGATACTTCTGACCTCCAGGGCTGGGTGTCTTACAAGCAGTTTTCTGACATTGTCATGATGATTGCAAGGGAGCACGCCAGCAAGATTTCTGCGTTAGACACAACGCATGAATTTCTAGACAGCTTCCACAGCGCACGCTGTGAGCATGGCATGTTCGATTGTTCTCTCTGTCAGCCAGATGGGGACGACTCTTACGTGCGCAAGGTGGCTCGAAACATGGGGTTGAAGAAATCTCTTCCTCAGCTCTACGTTGCCACCAGCTCATATAACATCCCAGTCAGTCCCGTTGAGTACACTCTTACTCAAAGTTTTTGCCTGGTTTTGCGTGACTTGTGCATTGCGGCTCTTTCCTTTCTCCTTGCTTTATGGCTTTCTATAGCCGCTCTGTTCAGCAATCGCTTTTCAGAGAGGCTCAAGAAGTGTCAGGAAAAATACAGGGGAGTCGTGAACGACATAGCCTTCGTTCGCGACACTTTCCTCCACGCTGATCGCGTGTTGGACCGGTACTATGCTGAGCGAAAGAATGCAATGCAAACAGCTGCTGCAGTGACATGCGCAGTAATTGCAGCCTTCGCCGCTTACAAGATGGTAACCAGAAAAAAGGAGGACAACCCAGTCCCCACCGGTGCTTCCACAAGCATCGACTCCGAACTGGAAGGTTCGGCTCCCACCGAAAGTGGAGCCGGTAATCCGTGGGATTACAAGGATGGATTTGTACACACAGGTCCAGCCTCGTCTACTCCCGTGGACATTGCGTTGGCAAAGATCAAGCGCAACATCATCCAAATTCGGATTGTCCACAAAGGTCAAGTGTGCATTACGCACGCTCTTGGGATCAAAGACCAGTACGCACTCGTTGTGTGGCACTCGATCAAACGTTTTCAAGACCCTGACTGCACTATCAGTGTCATGTCGTCCCTAGACAATGGGAAGACCGTGACACACAAGTTCAGTATGAGGGGTGGACCGTCACTCGTACATAGGGTCGGAACAGATCTTGGTATGGTGAAATTGTGCGACCTCAACGCATTCAGAGATATCTCAAAACTCGTGTGTGTGAAGGCTCAGTACGCTGGAAGTCTCCAGCGGATCAAAGCCATCAGCATGTTCTACAGAGGGACTAATGTGACAACTGTTCAATCAGTCGAAACTACAGTTTCTCCTCGTGAGATCGAGTATAGCTATGAATCTGATGTGTTCAAACACCAGGTCCTTTCAGGACCGTTCGACACACCCTTCAATGGGTTGTGTGGATCGCCATTAATCTCCATCGTGGGATCTCAGGTGGTTCTCAACGGTGTTCAGTGCGCTGGGAGCCTCGACGTCAACGTCGGAGCTTGGCACATCATAGATATCCCCATGTTGGAGAAAGGTTTCGACTTCTTCAAAGACAGGGGTGTCTATGTTGCCACCAGTGCTGTTGGTTTCGACACCGGCCCCGTGAGGGATATCATTATGCCTCACGTCCGCCAGTCCGACCGTTACAACCACACGAGTTGGCTTTCCCAAGACGAGCGAGGAAACACTCGCTTGTTTGGTAGTTTCTCAGCTGCTGTGTTGAGAAAGCCGAAGACCAGTGTTGTGTGGTTCCCTCACAAGGAGGAACTTTTCAAAGTTTTTCCTAGAGAGTACCATCACGACCTGATTCCTCCGGTTTTCCGTCCTTTGCGTATCGATTCGGAGTTTGTTTCCCCGGAAAAGAACGCATTGCAGGAACTGGCTCGTCAAGTGACGGGCATCAACATGCAGCACTTGGAAGCTGCCATCGATTCTTTCGTCGACAAGCTTTGTCAGGTGGAGGACTTTGAGAAAGACCATATTCTCGACTTGTACACCTGCATCAACGGGTCGTGCTTTTCCGATTTGGTCAGCTCCATGCCAAAATCTACGTCAGCTGGGTTTCCAGATGGCGGCAAGAAATTTGAGCATCTCGTTCCCGATCCGCGAGAGCAAGCTCCAGACGGTTTCTCTTTGACTCCCGAAATGGAGGAAAAGTTTTACCAGATGCTGAATCGTGCCTCTCGTGGAGAGAGGAATGGAGTCATCTACAAGACGTGTCTTAAAGACGAACCTAGAGATCGGCAGAAAGTTGCCGACAGGAAGATCCGACTCTTCACTCTAGGGCCAATGAATTTTTTCCTGTTGTGCAAGAAATTCTTTGGGATGTTCTCATCGATATTCCTGAAGAACTTCCTGAACACGGAGACAGTTGGCGGAGTCAATCCGTTTTCCCCAGACTGGGGCCGCATTTACAAGCGGCTTCAGCGCTTCATGCGCGTCATCAATGGGGATTACAGTAAATTCGACAAGAAGTCGAGCATTCTGATCATCATGGCGGCGTTCACAGTGATCATTCGCGTTAAGGAGGGGATTCTCAAAAAACGCGGATTGTTGCTTTCGATTCAGCACAAGTTGTGCATGATTTCGATTGCATCCGATATTGCTGAGCCGCTCCTTCTTCTTGACAGGGATCTGCTTGAACTAGCAGGTTCTTTGTCGTCGGGAGTTCTCTTGACGTTCCTCATCAACAACATCATCAATTCGCTTTACATCCGTTTAGCGTTTTATCACTGTTTCATTGAGGCCAAGCAAGAGGGGTGCATGAAGAAGGCTTTCGACGACAATGTCGAGTTCTTCGCCTTAGGAGACGACAACACGTACAGTGTGTCAGATGACGCGCTTAAGTTCTTCAACTTTCGGACTGTACAATACTATTTCCATTCAATTGGGATCAAGTACACAAATGCAGCCAAGACAGATGACGTGTATGGCTCCTTGCCCATCAGCGAAGCCACCATTGGCAAGCGCAAATGGGTCTACGATGAGGAGTTCCAGATCTGGAAATGTCCTATCGAGAAGGCTTCCATTCTGAAGAGCATCACCATTGGTGTTGCTTCAAAGAGTGTTACCCTGACCGAGCAGGAAGACCAGGCCTTAGACTCCGTTGTCGTTGAGTTATCCCAGTATTCGAGGGAGGAGTTTGAAGGGCGCGTCTCGCAACTTCGCGAGATCTACCCAGAGCGAAAATTCCCTCAGTACGATGAGCTCATGACAAAACAACAAGACGGCGGAGTAACTCCGTGGGTTCCTGAAGATGTTCAGGCGCTCATTGCAGAGTTTATTCCGTTGTAAACCCGGCTAAGCTGTGATTGCCGTGCGTAAGCAATGCCAATCAGCACACGAATTCGATCATCACTGACGTTGATAAACATGTGGTAATTCGTCAGGGACAGCGTTTCGTGGATAGTGAGAAGTGCTATTTAGCGCTTATGGTGGTGAGCCGCTCGCTTAAGAGCTGAGAAGCTCCAGTAAGGCATCCACTCCACATGTAAATCTCCATTGCGTTAAGCCGCGCAGGAGAGGATTTTACCGGCTTCCTACAACAACAACAATGCCACCTGAAGGCAATAACTCAGGAGCTGACGGCACAGCTAAGAGTCCCGATGAAGTGGACTCTGCCGACAACTACACGATCTCGGAGGACGCATCTGCGTCCCAGCGCTATCAAACGGCGATTTTCAAACAAGGTCCATCGATTTATTCGTTGGATGCGTCGGCCGATCGTGATCCCTCGTACAATGATGGTTACACTGAGAATGTCTCTCTTGGAGACTTCTTCAGCCGCCCTGTCAGAATTTATGAGGGAACATGGACGACGAACTTTACGAGCTCAACGTTTAATAAGCGCATCGACCCATGGGTGCTCTGGCAAAGTGATGCCAGAGTCAAGGACAAGCTGAGCAACTTTGCATACGCGTCGTTTGATCTTAAGATCCGTATTGTGCTGAACGGCACTCCCTTTCAGTACGGACGGATGATGGTGACGTACGTGCCTTACGGCAATTGCCCAGAACCAGCTGATTTTCCAGCCAACACCCGAAACCAAATCTTCACCAGAGCAATGCAATGGTATGAGGTGTCGGGCGCGTCAGGGCGCGTAGAGCAAACGTTTCAACATCTTTCTACGTACCCCACGGTCTACCTGGATCCGTCCACCAATCAAGTGAAAGACATGACCTTGCCATTTTTATGGCACGATAACTACATCTCACTGTGTGGTGATTATGGCGGTGACAAGGTAGGACTTGGCCAGTTACAGATGCTGGACATTAATCCTCTCCGTATTGCTAACACCAATGCCCCTGTGGCCGTGAATTTCACAATTTACGCCTGGGCAGAGAATGTCAAGCTTACGGTGCCCACCGAGTTCGTTCCGACTTCGACGTATTCCAGTTTACCTGGGAAGAAGTCGAAAGACGAGTACGATACCAGACCGTCGACTATTGCGTCGTCAGTTGCCTCTGCTGCTGGACAGCTCACGCGAGTACCCATTATTGGGCCTTTTGCAAGAGCTACACAGATTGGTGCTGGCGCTACGGCGTCGATTGCGCGACTTTTTGGTTTCTCCACCCCTACCACGATTGATCCTCCTAAGACAGTTACATTGAAGCAGCATGGTAGACTCGCCAACTATGTTGGCGAGGATTCCGCCGCTACTCTGTCTCTTGATCCTAAACAGGAAATCACTGTGGATCCGCGCACTGCTGGAGTTCGCCCCGAAGACGAAATGACCATTAAGTCAATTGTCACTCGGGAGCAGTTCCTTGCGCGGTGTGAGTGGAAAAGCAACCAAGGTCAGTTTGGTAACAAATTGATTTTTGCATCGCTCGTCAATCCCAATCAGATCCACCGCTCTGGAACTGGAACTGTTGGCTTCAATGATCCGCAACAAGCGGTGATGGACCACCCGGCCGGGTGGATCGCCAATATGTTTCAGTACTGGAAAGGGTCTGTCACTTATAGGGTGGAAGTGGTGTGTACATCCATGCACTCAGGTCGTCTGAAGCTTCAGTTCGACCCGTTCATGAATTCGGCCGTTAAGACGGCAGCTGATTTCCTCACTGAGGATGTCAATGCCCGATACACGATGATTCTTGATTTGAAGGAAGCTCAGGAAACTGAGTTTACCATCAACTGGAACAACCGTCGTGCTTGGCTTCGAACTCAAGATTCGGATGCACTTTCAACCTTTCAACCGTACCGCAATGACTTGGGGACATTTGACCTCGAGACTGCGTACAACTCAGAAGTCCACATGGGGATATTCACTGTTTCCATTGTGAATGAGCTTGTAGCACCGATTTCTACATCTGGCACTGCATCAGCTACCCAGGCGCCTGTGCAGGTTAACATCTACTTTAAGGGTGGAGAAGACCTCACATTTGCCCAACCTTCTGAGACATCATCCACGTGGTCGACAGCAAAGTTCGACCCGAACTCGACCTTCGTCCCTTTGTCGACTTTTATGTCGACTGATGGAGGTTCTTCTGAGATGAGCCAAATCACTGATCACAGTATCATGGAGAACATGATCGATCCGAATAACACTTCTGTGTTTTTCGGAGAGAACATAATCTCTTTGCGCTCTCTCATCAAGAGGTACACTGCAGTATCAATCTCCAAGAACTCGAATACTGCGTCGACTAACACTCAATTGTGTGAAAGACGCATTCCGTGGATCAGCGCTCACCCTATTAAAGGGAAAACTGCGCGGAGACATTCATTTCTCAGTTACCTCGCCCCCGCGTTCATTGTCGTTCGCGGTTCTACAAGATGTAAGGTACTTCAAACACCTTCAAACTCTGAGGCTCGATCTGATGCAGCTGCAGGAATGCGCTGTATGTGGGTCGAGCGTGAGGGTTATAGAACTGCAACCCAGACAGTTGGCATTGCTGCCATTAATCTCGGGACGGCAACCACCGAAGCTACGAGCAATGCGATGTTGCATGGGTACAACGGTATGGCCTTTACGGCTTCATCGTATTCCCCATGTTTGGAGTTCAACATTCCGTTTTACTCCAATACTCGTTTTGCTCTCGGTGTTGCTTACCGTAATGTCATCGACGACGCTAATGAAACAGCTCAAATGAATCCTGCAATGACGCAGATTCTTCTGTGCCGCCTACAGTGGACTGGAACAAGTGCCCAATCGGACACTATTTCACAATATGCCGCCGCAGGTGACGACTTTTCCATGAGCTTTTTCACCGGGGTTCCCTTCTTTTTCTTTACACAGGCTTAAGGAGGGCGTTTAATGGAGTTGGGTGGCCGCTCCGCCTCGTAAGAGGTACAAATCAG